CCATATATACCAGATTATGCTGTAGCAGTAGAGTTATTAGTATTTTCCATTTCTATCGCGTTTATATGGCTCCTGTTGCAATATTTGGGAATAACATGGGGTTTGGTGTCAGGAATAGGAATTATGTCTCTAACCACTTATATGGGCTTTTATTATATAAGTGCTGGAATATTAATAGATTTTACTTGGTCTCTTATATCTCAGTTTATTACAGCAACAGTAGCTTTTTATCTAAGATTTAGAGAACAATTTAAGCTTAGATTGCAGATTAAAAAACAATTTGAGCATTATATTGATCCAAGACAGGTTAAAAGATTGCAGAAAAATCCTGAGTTATTAAAACTAGGTGGCGAAAAAAGATACGCAACATTTCTATTTACTGATGTTAGAGGATTTACTTCTATGTCAGAGACTTTACCGCCCGAAGATGTAACTTTTATTATGAACGCAACTTTAACTATTCAAGAAAATGCGGTCAAAAAATATGGTGGCATGGTAGATAAATATATTGGCGATGCAATGATGGCTATATTTAATGCTCCTATAGAGTTAAATGACCATGAAGATAAAGCTATAAAAGCAGCTATTGAGATTAAAAAGAATATGGAAGAAGCTAATTTAGGAATAGAAATAGGAATAGGTATAAATTCTGGAGAAGCTGTAATAGGGAATATGGGAAGTGAAACTAGGTTTGATTATACAGCTATAGGCGATCCAGTTAATACAGCTGCAAGGCTAGAATCAGCAACTAAAGATGTGGGAGTAGATTTGTTAATTGGAGAAAAGACTGCGAATTTAAGCGATTTTGAATTAAACTTAGTCTCTAGTATTAATGTAAAAGGTAAAGCGGAAGCTTTAGATGTATATACAGTAACATGAGTAAAATATTAATGGGCGTAGTTGGAGTTTTAGTTCTGATAAGCGGATTTCTTTATTATCAGAATAAAAGTTTAGCTGAGTTAAATAAGGCTTACGAATTAAGAGATGCCGAACAAAAGCTTGCTATTGAATCTTTGCAAAATGATTTCAAATTGCAAACAGAAGGATTGCTACAAATACAAAGTAGAAATCAAGAAATAGAAGCTGAAATGAATAGGTATTTGGATATTTTTAAAAGACATGATTTAACTAAGCTGGCAGCAGCAAAACCTGGTCTATTAGAACCGAGAGTAAATAATGGAACAAAAAATGTATTTGAAAGCATCGAAGAAGTTAGTAGGAATATTGACGATCTCGATGATGGCTTGCAGTTGCAGCCTAATACCGAATAAAGAAGTTGAAATAATAACAAAACCTATAGAACGAAATATCGTTCAGCCTATTCTGCCAAGAGAAATAGATTTAAAAGAGCCTTATTGGTACGTTGTTTCTCAAGAAAATATAGAAGAATTTTTACAAAGAGTAGAAAAAGAACATGGACAGGTTGTTTTTGTAGCTATGTCCATACCTGACTATGAGTTAATGGCATACAATATGCAAGAATTAAAGAGGTATATAGGTGAGCTTAAAGAAGTGGTTGTTTATTATAGAAAAGTTACTACAAACAATACTGTTGAGGGAGAATAATAATATGAATATATCTGTAGAAGGAACTTCATTAATCAAGAAGTTTGAAGGTTGTGAGTTAGAAGCATATCAAGATTCAGTAGGAGTTTGGACTATAGGATATGGTCACACTAAAGATGTCAAACAAGGCGATAAAATTAATCAAGATGAAGCTGAAAATTTATTAGAAGAAGAAATGCCTGAATATGAAGGTTATATAAATGATATGGTAGAAGTATCACTTGAACAATGTCAATTTGATGCGCTAGTTTCATGGGTTTATAACTTAGGACCAACAAATTTATCAAGTTCTACTTTATTAAAAGTTTTAAATGAAGGCGATTATGATGAAGTTCCATTTCAAATAAAGAGATGGAATAAAGCGGGAGGAAAAGTATTAGAAGGATTAACAAGGAGAAGGGAGGCAGAAGCTTTACTTTTTCAAGATAAGGAATGGTACGAGGTCTAATATGCCATTAGCTAAATATATATTTAGACCTGGAATCAATCGAGAAGGCACTAATTATAGCAACGAAGGTGGTTGGTATAGTGCTGATAAAGTAAGATTTAGAAAAGGCAAGCCTGAAAGAATGGCTGGCTGGGAAAAAAATACTGTTAATACTTTTTTAGGAACCTGTAGAAGTCTTTATTCATATAGGGATCAAGGTCGTACTGATTACATTGGAGTAGGAACCCATTTAAAACTATATGTAAAAGAAGGAAATGAATTTGCAAATGTTACTCCAATTAGAAAAACATCTACAAATAGTATAACTTTTGCAGCCACTAATGGTTCTTCTACTGTAGTTGCTACTGATTCATCACATGGAGCAGTTACAGGAGATACAGTAACTTTTGCACAAGCTGTTTCTCTAGGAGGAAATGTTACTGCTGATGTATTAAATCAGGAATATACAATAGATAAAGTATTAACTACAAATACTTATGAAATTACAGCAAAAGATACAAGCGGTACAACAGTAACAGCTAATGCAAGTGATTCTGGTAATGGAGGTTCTGCTGTTGATGGAACTTATGAAATAAATACTGGTTTAGATGTATATGTAAAAGGAACAGGTTGGGGAGCAGAAACGTGGGGCGCTGGAACATGGGGTTCAGCTTCATCTATTTCTGCTGCTGGTCAGTTAAGGCTTTGGTCTCAAGATAATTTTGGCGATGACCTTATAGCCTCCGTAAGAGGAGGAGGAATATATTATTGGGATGAAAGCTCTGGAACATCAACTAGAGCAGTAGCCATGTCATCTCTTTCTGGTGCAAGCGATACACCAACTTTAGCATTACAAGTAATGGTATCTGATGTAGATAGGCATATTATCTGTTTTGGTGCTAATGCTATAGGAGAGACTTCTATTAATCCTACTTTAGTACGTTGGTCTGATACTGAAAGCTCTATTGATTGGACACCAACTTCTACAAATCAGGCTGGTGGCGTTCTATTATCACAAGGCACAACAATTATTAGTGCCCTACAAACTAGACAAGAAATATTAATTTGGACAGATCAAGGATTAATGTCAATGAGATTTGTAGGGGAACCATTTATATTTTCTTTTACAGAAATAGCTTCTGGTCCTTCATTAATAGCTCCTAATGCAGCAGTTATAGCTAATAATAGAGTTTATTTTATGGATAGAGGTGGTTTCTATGTTTATTCTGGTTCTGCACAAAGGCTACCTTGTACTGTATTAGATTATGTTTTTTCAGATTTAAACTTAAACCAGCAATTCAAATGTTTTGGAGCTTCAATAGAAAGCGCTAACGAAGTAATTTGGTTTTATCCTTCAAAGGATAGTACAGAAATTGATCGTTATGTTTCTTATAATTATTTAGAAAATGCTTGGTCTATAGGAACAACAAATGATGGATTTACTAGAACTGCTTGGATAGAAGCACCAACTATAGATTATCCTATTGCAGCAGGGAAAACATCAGGCAGTAATACTAATTATCTTTACAATCAAGAAGTTGGTCATTCAAACGATGGCAGTGAATTTACAGCATACATAGAATCAAGTGATTTTGATCTTAATCCAGATGGAGAAAGATTTATGTTTATCTCTAAGTTAATACCTGACGTAGAATTTAGAGATCAATATAGTACAAACGATACAGTAACTTACACAATAAAAGGCAGAAATTATCCACTTGAAAGCCTTTCTACTTTGCAAACAATAAATGTAACTCCTGAGTCAACATTTAGTAATACAAGAGCAAGAAGCCGACACGCTGCTATTAGAATATCAAATACTGGTACATATTATGGTTGGCGTATTGGAGATTTAAGATTAGAAATGAGACCTGACGGAAAAAGATAATGGCTGATATTAAAACGCTAGCATTACCAACACCAAATCCTGAATATAACAGTGATGATGAAGCAGTAACTAGAAGAATTTTAGAACAAACTATTGAAGATTTGAATGTAAAAATTACAAGAGTTCAAAGATTGCAAGATACAATGACATCTAAAGCAATGAAAAGACATCAATTTTTATTAATGGGCGCTAAACATGGCTGATACTTTAAAGGTTTTAGGTCAAGTTGATGCTGCTGCAACAACAGTAACTACTTTATATACAGTACCTGATATGACTCAGACTACTATAAGTTCAATAGTTGCAGCAAATAGAACAGGTTCTGCAATAACATTTAGGTTAAGTGTTCATGTGGCAGGCGCTAGTGCCGATGATAAACAATATCTTTACTATGATAAATCAGTAGCAGCTAATGATTCGCTTGCAATAGTTATTGGAATTACTTTAAACCAAGCAGATGTACTAAAAGTTTATACCAGCGCAGTAGATATGAGCTTTAATGTATTTGGCTGTGAAACGAAAGAGGATAGATAATGGAAAAAGCGAATCCAAATTCAAAAGCAGAATGGGCAGAAGAGTTGAATCAAAGTATATTTGAAAGGGAATTTGATGCTGATCTTTCGCTATCAGAAAACTTTCAAAAAATTGTAGATGCTGCTAGAAATAAAAAAGAATATCGATCAAAAGACTTCGATCCTCTTGGAATATCTAGTGCAACGCAATTAAAAAGATTTTCAGTAAGCGATAAGCCTAAAGGAATGAAGTTAAAAGTCTTATTAGGGAATACTTCATTAGATGATGTTGCTTCTCAATACAATGCACCTTTAATTGGAGAATATGATGTTAAGCAACATCTATTGAATTTTTTAGTTAAAAAACAAGAGGGATATAAAGTGGCAGAAGAAAAATTAAAACAAAAAGATTTGAATGAATTGGCTGCTTGGATTGCTCAAGGTCCAGATTCATTTTCTATATTAGATTTTTATGGCAGAGCAAAAGATGCTTATGAAGATTTAACTAATGAAAATCCTTTAATAAGAAAATATGAACTTTCAGGAATAAAGTATTTAGATTCTTTAATGAGAAGTGATGATATTAATGAAGCAGATAAAAAGCTTTTAATAGAAGCTTCTGCATTTGGTAGAGGGGATGTTAAATCCTATAATTTATTAAAAGGATTACCAGAAGATAAACTTCAAAAGTATCAAGAAGATATTGAAGAAAAAAAATTAAATATGGATGCAGATGAATATGCTTCATATATAGCAGAACAAAGAAGAATACTTTTTAAAGATAGATTGCCAGAAACAATAAGAAAGGAAGTTTATAATGATGTTGCCCCAACATTACCGATTAGAGGTTCTATTTATTTAGATTTAGAAACAGAAGAATACGTTAATTCTGATACGAACAAAAGAAGCAAAAATTTTAAAGATGTGACTCACTCTGAGTCTTTATCAGATTATATGCTCAGAGAATTAAATATGCAGTCAGGTGTAGGATTTAATCCACAGGTTCCAGAATATTTAGGTAAACAAACGGGTTATAGAGATGTGCCTTTAGATATAGATAGATATTACGATGTAACTACTAAATCTGGAGAAAATGAAGGATTTAAGGAATCAACAAGAACTGTAGATAGGCTAGATAATTATAGAGATATGGAAGGTTTGGCAGGATATTTATCAGGACCAGAAGGAAGATTTTATAATCAACAAACACAACAATTTGTTACTAGAGAGCCTACTTATGGACCTACACCAGAATTACAAGGGTACCAATATGATCCTAGATTAAAAGGAATCTTGTCAGAAGTTTATGGTCCAGAATATGCAAAAGGTTTTAATAAAGGAGGTCAAATGAACCTACAACAACAAGCAAATAATGTAGCAGCACAAGGTAGATATGGCGATTCTATGCTGATGCACGTTAATCCTGCCGAAGTGCGAGGGTTATCACAAGTTATGCCATTAACAGTAAATCCACAGACAGGACAGCCAGAAGCTTTCTTGCCTTTCTTAGCACCAATAATAGGTTCTATGTTAGGACCAACATTATTTAGTAGCCTGGGTGGTTTAACAGCAAGTGCATTAGGTTCAGGTCTAGCGCAATGGGCAGCTACAGGAGACATAAAGAAAGGTATGTTAGCTGGTTTAACTGGTTATGGTATTGGTTCTGCACTGCAAGGCGCAGCAGGAGCAGCAGGAGCATCAGCAGCAAGTGATGCAGCTACGCAAGCAGCTACGCAAGCAGGAACGCTTGGACAGGCTGGTACGCAAGAAGCAATACAAAGTGCAGCCACACAAGCTGGTGGCGAAGCATTAACGGCAGCTACAGCAGCAACTCCCTGGCAAAATTTAAAATCAGTATTTAATCCTAGTGCTATAAGTGAAACTACAGCAGGAGCAGCTCCTGATTTATTACAAGTAGGTATGGAGCAAGCTGCTCCTTCATTTGGAACTAGCATGGGTAATTTAGCCACAGGTTTATCTCAACCAGCAGCTTTGGCAGGAATAGCAGGAGGCATGGGTCCAACTGCGATTATGGAATCTCAAGAACTATTTGAGCAACAAATGGCAGAAAGAGAAAGACAGGAAAAAGAAAGAAAAAGACAGCTTTATTTAGATTATCAAGAGCCAATTCTTTATTCAGCAGGTGGAGGTCCAACTAACTTAGATGAATCAATTATGATGGATGCCAATCTATTATCTGCTGGAATGAATGGAGGCGGTAGAACTGGATATAATCTAGGTGGTTTGCTTAAAGGAGCAAGACGAGAAATAGACGAAGATGTAGGTTTTGGTGGTGGAGATGCTCAAAGGTTTACGCCAGCAAGAAAAACTTATGAAGTTAATCCAGATTTTATGGCTGGTTTTCAACCAGAAACAATGTATTTTCAACCAAATACAATAAATCAACCTGCATCAGCTGCTGTAGTAGGAGGTCCTCCTAGATTAGATGATCCTTATACTGGAAGTAAAGGCGGATATAACATGACAGGAATGGCTATAGCACCACAACAGGCTATAGACCCATACGCTGCTTATACAGGACCAGCTCCACAAGGATTAATAGAAACTGGATATAAAAATTATCCAGGTGAAGGACCCACACAAACACCAATTACTGATCCAGTAATTCCTCCTATTTTGCCACCTGGTTTTCCTGGTTTTCCTAATATTAACGTCCCAGAGCCAGGAGGTTTTTTCAACACCATACGACAAAGAGCACTAGCAGCTCAACAAAATGATTATGGAGATGGTCCAGGTGATAGAATGGATAGCAGACTAAGCCCAGAACTAGGCGATCAAAATAGAGATTTCTTAGAAACATTAGGCGAATCAGACTTTATGCCTGCTAAAGATGTAGGAATAAATACTTTTGTTCCTGGTGATATTCTTGATCCAAGACCTCTCCCTTCTGATTATGAAGATGGACCTGGTTCAAGAGTTGAAATGCCTATGATTCCTACTTTAGAGCCTATGATTGCAGAGCCTTTAATGTCGGCTCAATCAATAGATGAAGCTCCTGCTTTATCTGGTATGACACCACCTGGTCCTATGAGCAGAGATAACTTTATGTCTATTGATGAACTTGATATGGGGCAAATAGCTAGTCCTCCACCACTTCAAGCTCCTTCTATTATAGAGCCACCAGTAATAACACCACCTGGTCCTATGAGTAGAGATGATTTCATGTCTATTGATGAAGAAAGATTAAAAGGATTAAGGCGTGGGAAAATAGGTAGTGGACCTGGCGGATTGAAAGAAGGTGGAAGAACTAAATTTCAAGAAGGCGGATCAACAGATATAATGCAAGACCCTCTTACTCAAGAGGTTGTTCTTTTTATAACAGGCGAATCAAGTAACCAAGATTCAGTTGATGCTTTTGTTGCTAAATATGGCGCTGAAACATTTGCACAACTTAGAGACTATGTTCTTAGGTCTTTAACAAATCAAGATGTTCAAACAGAAGGACAGATTGAAGGATTTGGCAACAGTGGAATGGCTGATGATATACCTGGAATGATAGGTGCTGATGAAAAGATAGCCGTATCACAGGATGAATTTATTGTCCCAGCTGATGTTGTTTCAGCTTTAGGAGATGGTAGTTCAGATGCTGGTTCTAACAGGCTTTATGAAATGATGGACAGAGTTAGAGAAGCTAAGACTGGTGGAAGAACACAACCACCTGCAATTAACTTAAATAAAATAATGCCAGCATGAATCAACCCGCAGTAGATCAAGATAAACAAGCTTCTGGTATTTATGAAATATCATTAGTTCCTACAGATCAAGTTCCTTTAATTTGGGACAAAGTAGAAAAATTATTAAAAAAATCTGCTAATCGTTCTAATGGAAGAACTAATATAGAAACTATTTATTATGAATTAATAAATAATGAAACTAATTTATGGATTGTTTTTGATAGCGGTAATCTTGAGATAACTGGCGTACAAATAACTTTATTTAATAATTATCCAACTGGCAAAAAGATGCTATGCCTAGAACATACAGCTGGAAGGAAAATGCAAGAATGGGCAGAGAAAGGAATACAATTAATGATTAACTTTGCTAAAGAAAGTAATTGTCATGGACTAGAGGGAGTTGGCAGACATGGACAATGGCATTGGGTAAAAAATAGCAAAAAATGGAAAAGACCAGCTACATTTTATGAATATAATTTTGAGGAAGATAAATGAGAAAGTTTAAAGGAGGCGGAGGAAGTTCAGCCCCAACCGAACAAACAGTTTATAGCACTGATTTACCTGAATACGTTGAGCCATATTTTAAGAGGCTCTTACAAAGAGGTGAAGCTGAATCATTACAAGGATATACACCTTATGGTGGTCAGCGTTTAGCCTATTTTTCTCCTGATGAATTGCAATCACAAGCTATGGTAAGAGGCTTTGCACAAGCAGGAACTCCACAAGAATTTATAGACGCATCAGGTAGATATGGAAGCCAACAAGGAATTGCTGGACAATTTACACAAGGAGATGTTGATTCTGGATATACAGCAGCACAAGGACCTGCTGGTTATCAAGGAGCTGCTTATGGTAGTGGGTATCAAGCTGGTCAATTTGATCCTGGATATGCTGCTCGTACAAGAGAATCTCAATATAGAGCAGGGCAAGGTGTTGATCCATTAGGATATGAACAAAATATACAAAGATTTATGTCTCCGTATCAGCAAAATGTTACTGATATACAAAAAAGAGAAGCTGTAAGACAATCAGATATTGCTAGCAAAAGGATAGAAGATGCAGCAGCAGCATCTGGAGGACTCGGTGGTTATCGTGAAGCTATTATGCAAGCCGAAAGAGAGAGAGGGCTTTCACAACAGCTTGGAGATATTCAACAAAGAGGCTCACAGGCAGCTTATGAAAATGCCCAAGCACAATTAGCTGCTGAAAGACAATTTGGTTTAGGAAGATTTGGTGCAGAACAACAAGCCTTCCAATCTCAAGAACAATTAGCTCAACAAGCATTTAATGCTGGAGAACAAGCTAAACAACAAGCAGCAGCTATGGGTCTAAATGCACAACAACAAGAGGAAGCTGCAAGACAGGCTCAAGAGAAGTTTAGTCAAAGTGCTTTTGGTGCAACACAACAGGCTATGCAAGCAGCTGGAGCACAAAGTATACAAGCTTATCAAGCTGGTGAAGCAGCTAGACAGCAAGCAGCTAAACTTGGTTTATCAGCTGAACAAATTGAACAAGCAGGCAGACAAGCACAAGAAAAAT